AGCCCTCAATTGATGGGTCTGGATTCTTCTCGCCAAGACGACCAACCGTACGGGCAAGTTTGCGGTTCAGCAATCCGTATGGCTCACCAGAGCCGTCGTAGCCCTTCCACAGTTCGGACATGATTTCTTCGTAGGAGTCTGCATAGATGCTGTTGTTTGAATTTGCACGCCATGCCGGAACCGTGCCGGTAGACCAGTTCTTTGCGCGCAAGAACAACACATCGTCTGGGTCGCCCATGGCAATCTGCGCTGAGCGTCGGGACGAACCGGACACGACAATTCGGCCGATGATGTTGCAGATGTCAAGCACGTCAATGGAGCGAAGTTTCTTCCCTACTCGTCCATCAAGAACCTTGCAGATGTCCGCCATTCCGTCGATGAGAGCGCCAGGACCAGAAGCGGTGCCGCCAAATGTCTTTAGCGGTGCGCCGTACTCGCGAATGAGAATTGTTGAATAACTAAACGACTTACCAGTCTCGAAGTACGACTTCAGCACAGCATGGAGCAGACGCTTCCAGCCATGACGCGAGTCTGGGACGATAATGTCGGCGTCGTTTGAGCGCTCATGCGTGATGCTTACTCCGGACTTAACCTTCGGCAAGTCGTGAATCTTTGCACGCTCTACGGAGAATCCAACTCCACCACCGAGCATGAGGTACTCAAAAAGAAGTTCAAAATCCTCAATCTTTTCAATGTTTGTGAAGTAGCAGTTGTTTAGCGACGCCCCATTGAATTTCTGTACGAGCGGAGTTCCAAGTTGCCAAAGTGCTCTGCCGGCGAATGAGCAGCGCAGATTGAACATGTGGTCGAAGAGTTTCTCCGCCTCTTCTTTGGTGTACTCAACACCGATTTCGTGCGCGCCATTAACCACGCGCTGAAGAGTTTCAGTCCATGTCTCATTGTTGCCATCGTCCTTCTTGCGACTATAGGTGCGCAAGAAGACAATTTCTCCCATGCCGTTGAAGCCCCACGGCGCTTGTTTTTGGGAATAGGAGTCCACAAAAGATTGGTCTAGCGTTGTCATAAAGTAACCTTCCGTATGAGTTTGAACTGAGTAGGTTAGTGGAGGCTACGAGGCAAAAGCGTCTAAGAAGGGTTTCTGCGACTATGCTTTCTGTATGGACATAAAAAACTACGACGAAAGCGCATTTATGGATTTTTCTCAATATCAGTTCAGGACAGGGCTCACCGCAAGATATCCACAGGACAGAGCAATTGAGTATTTAATTCTTGGCTTGGCATCAGAGGCTGGCGAGGTTGCTGGCAAATATAAGAAAATAATTCGAGACAATGGCGGGGAGTTTTCCGAGGAGTCAAAGAACGCACTCCTTGATGAAATCGGCGACGTTTTGTGGTATTGCTCTGAACTCGCCACATCTCTTCAGACAAACCTCGCTGCGGTTGCTGCGCGCAATGCCGCAAAACTTGAATCACGCGCCGAGCGTGGAAAGATTGCAGGAAGCGGAGATAACCGCTAGGCTGTTCACAACCACATGGAGAATCCAAAAGACATGATTCAAACACTTGAACTTCTTACGTCTCTTATGAGGACCGTAGAGAATGACAAGGAAGTTGAAGTAGTTGTGAAACGAGACCTGCTTGAGCGAGCAACCGAAATGATTGCTTTGTTGGTGCAAAGGGAAGAAATGTGGAAATCAATAGCAGATGACTTTGCTCAATCGGTCACCGTCACCCAAGGCAACGGCAAGCCTCGCTTCAATGTTGACCTTGAGAAATTTATGTCAGCCCAATATCAATACCAAAACACAACAAATGACCTACAACAAACACTTTGACATCCCCGAAAAATCCTTCAATTTCACTGAAGATTTGGCCTTTGGCCACATGGGGGAGGGCTTTGTAAAAACCTTCTACGAGTCTGTAATTCAAGGCTCAGCAGAGGTAAAGACAGACAGATATCGCAACGGAAGAATGGTTGTTGAGACAAATCAAAACCCACGGCGCGAAACTGATGTGTTCGGATATCCAGTTTGGAAAACAAGCGGAATCAACGTAACAACGGCAACATGGTGGATTTACATTTATTCCCTCAATTCGTCTTTAGTGGTTGTTTCTGTTGCGCGACTAAAGAACTATCTGCGCGCCAACAGGGAATTGTTCAACGAAAACACCAAGCGGTTATTTGCTGAGGGTAGCGATAACCCGGCAAAAGGATTTCTCCTGGAACCGGAGAATGTAATGGAAATGCTGTATAGTAAGAAGTACGACTGATTGGAGCACTTGTGTCTAAGATTTCTGGCTTTGGCCACCTCGGAAACCCAAATGAAGCATTCACAATTCATGGTCACAGCCTTGGAGGGCGTGATTCTGCGGTTTCAATTCAAAGGCCTTCTGCAAACGTAAAGCGTGAATCGATTGGTGCACTGGCAAAATACCTATCGCAGAACATCAAGTCGATTCGCGACAGCATCACGCAACTTGAAGTTCTTGCAGAAATGATGGAAATTGACAAAGACACGGACTCGGTTCTTTTGGATAAAAACTTTGTTGATGACTTCAAGGATTGCGTCAAGCAAATCAAAGACAAGTACGAAGACACGGTCAAGGCGGCTAATCAGTAGTGGCAAAAGCCAAACAATCAAAACAAAAATCAACATCAAAAAGCAAGGCTGAATCAAGGGCAGAAATTGACCTTATCGGCGGAAGTTATGACGGAAAGAAATTCGGCGTTGTTTTTCCTACTCCGAAATACATAGTTCTCGGTTTTGGCACGGAGTTGTACGAACGCCAAGACCTTGATATAGTGATAGACGCAACATACAGGTACACGGACAATTGGCCCGCCTACAAAAAGTGGGTCAAAGAACAGGCACTCATATAACCAATGACTAATCCAAAAATCCAAACACTTCAGGTCAATGGCTACCGCTATTACAAGCATCCAAATATTGCTTCAGTAAAGGCGCCGTCAGTTACATCAATCATCGACATGCTTCCAGCGCCGTTCCTGCGGACATGGAATAGCAAGGTCACGGCAAACGCAGCAGTTGACAACATCGAATACGTCAACGAACTTATCTTGGCTAATCAGCAAGAGAAGGCTCGTCTTTGGCTAAAGGCAGCACCAGAGCGTGAACTAAAGACTGCAGCAGATGTCGGAGACAGGGTTCATAAAGCGATTGAAGAACGAATCGCAAATCCTCTTGCTCCATACGACGAAGACCTTGAGCCATTCATTCGCAACTTTGACCTTTTCTGCGTTGAGTTTGAGCCCGAGTGGTTACATGTAGAAAAGTCGGTGTTTTCTATTACCCACATGTACGCTGGCTCTTTTGACGCGATTGCAAAGATTCGGGACAAGACAACGCTCATCGACTTCAAGACAACGCGCTCTGGCATCAGTTCAAAAGTCGCTCTGCAGTTGGCGGCCTATTCAAGAGCAGACGTTATGTTTGATGGGGACATTGAGATTCCAATGCCAAAGGTTGATGCTGCTGCGGCACTGTGGCTAAGGCCAGACCAGTGGGGTGTGTTCCCACTCCGAATAGATGATGACATATTTGAGACGTTTTTGGCTTTGCGCAGGACGTTTGAGTGGGAAGCCAGGCAGTCAAAAACTGCTATGTTGTCACCTACAAGTTACAAGGCAGGAAGATAATTATGGAAACAGATATCAAGCCAGAACACTGGAATTCAGCGGCAGGCATTGTCCTTCGCCACATAGTCAACAAAGCACAACATCCATCATTTGCAAGCATTGGCAATTTGCAGACAAAAATCCAAGTTGAGTTTGATGCAATTGTTGATGGAGTATTTCACTCCAATCCCCCAATGAACGAGAACGCAATGCAGGGATTGTTTGAAGACATCTGCGCGGCCGCCCTGAATGGCTACGCCGCAGAGTTAAAGGTTTCCGCTGAAGAGGCGGGAATACAGGTGCTGCAAACCGTAATTGGTAAGCAGCGCATGTACGGACATGGGAACATCGCGCGTTTTGAGATTCCCGGCATAACAATTCGTCTTAATGACAAATTGGAACGCCTCAAGAATCTCCAAAAGCATGATGGGCCAGTTCTGTTTGAACCAATTAACGACACATGGCTGGACATTTGCGGGTATTCCGTGATTGCCCTCATGTGGATTAATAAGTGGTTCATGCTGGAACTTGCACCCGAATCCAAGTAAACATCAGGTACACAGGAGATAAACATGACAGCACAGGTAACAATCGTCGGGAATCTGACTTCAGACCCCGAACTGAAATCAACAAAGACGGGAAGCAGTGTCCTCAAAGTGGGCGTTGCGGTCAACCGTCGTTGGAAGAACAAGCAGGATGAGTGGGAAGAGACAGTCTCTTACTTCGACGTCAATGCTTGGGGAGAACTGGCAGACAACGTAGCCGCCAGCCTGTCAAAGGGCTCGCGAGTGATTGTCTCTGGTCGCCTTGAGCAGCAGTCCTGGGAAAACAAAGAGGGCCAAAAGCAGTCCAAGGTTGTCTTGGTCGCTGATGACTTCGGTGTTTCCTTGCGAAAAGCCCAAGTTAGCGGCATCAATAAGACGGGACAGCAGCAGCAACAGCAGCGCCAGTCTTCGGGTAAGTCAAGCGACTGGACCGCAGAAGACCCGTTCTAGTCGGGACTAACACACCAATGGTGGTGTTTACACCTTTACAGGCGTGAGCACTACCATTGGTGTAGTTTTATAAATATGGCCGATTTGTCATCGTTAGCGCGGTAAAGGAAAAATATGGTTGTGGGCGCAATAGTTACTGTTGTTTCAGCAGCAGTCGTATATTTTGTTACAAAGTATTTGGGTTTTATCCAGCGTGAGCGGATTTCTTCGGCAGCACTTGTCGGTGCAACTGCCTGTTTTGCCACCGCCGGCTTTTTGGTTGACGAAGCGCTGGGATTTGCTGCGCTTGCAGCATGCTTGGCAGCACTAGGTCTTTTGCTTGGCTACGAGGCGGGTGAATAACAGTGGCATTTTTAAAGTCGTTTACTCGTGCCGGAGCCGATGGGTTTCTCGGGATGACAGAAAAGAAGCGATACACAACCTCTGGATACAGCAGGCCCGGCGAGCCATACAAAGATGGCTGGGATGTAGAAAGAGGCATCAACCAAGCGCTTGACAGAGTTGTTTGGGTCTATAAAGCGGTATACGCAATTGCGTCAAACTCCGCCTCTCTCCCTATCGGACAAAGAAAAGGTGACTGGCGAATCGGCGAAATGACATGGGATGACCCATTGCTTGAACTGCTGAACCGCCGACCAAATAAGACGATGGACGCATTCACGTTCCGTTTCATGCTCTCTTCTCAGGTGCTTCTTTCCAAGAAGGGCGCATATGTAGAAATCACACGAAACCGCCTTGGCGATGTTTCCTCGTTGTTCTTGCACCAGCCTCAATACGTATTCCCAATTCCAGACCCAACAAATTTTGTTGCTGGATATTCGGTTGAGTACCCCAACACGCCAAAGAAAATTGTCGAGCCAGAAAACATGATGTGGATTCGCGTTCCACATCCAATCGACCCATACAAAGGCCAAACTCCACTGGAGTCTGCCGGACTCGCAGTTGAATTTGACTACTACTCACGCGTTTACAATCGCAACTTTGTAATCAACGACGGTCGCCCAGGTGGAATTCTTGTAGTTAAGGGAGACATGGAAGAGGAACAGAGCGAAGAAATTGCTCGTCGTTTCCGTGGCACAACAGGTTCAAACATCGGTGGCGCTGGCCGAACCACCGTTATCTCTGCAGAAGATGCAAGTTTTATTGACACATCAATCAATCAGCGCGATGCTCAATACACAGAAGCGCGCTCGCAGAATAAAGAAGAAATCCTCCTTGCTTTCGGAGTGCCGGAGTCGGTGATTGGAAATGCATCAGGGCGTACATTTGCAAATGCAGACGTGGAACTTGAAGTCTTCTGGCGCGAGACAATGGTCCCGCACCTTACCCTTCTTGAGCGCGCGTTTGACATTCTCGATACCGACAATACGACATACTTCTCATACGACCTTTCTGCTGTTGCAATCCTGAGTAGGGACGACAGAGAGAGGGCCACATTCCATCTTGAGGAACTCAAGCAGGGCGCAATCAGTATTGATGAATATCGCGAACTCACTGGTCGCGAAGGCGTTGGAATGGATGCCCTGCTCGTCCCGACAAATCTCTCCCCAGTTGTCATGTCAACTGATGGCGGCGGCCTAGAGGACGGCGAAAGAGTCAACCCAAATCAGCGCCCTGGCCGCAGGCCAAATGACCAGCCAGACGAGGCTGTTCCTGGTGCCGGTTCACCATCTCCAACTTCGCCGCGACTCACCACGGACAATACGGAGAATCCATCCCCGCGCGCAATCTATGAGCCAACCCTTGCTCCACTTTCCCACCCCATGGGAGATGCTGTAAAAGATGTTTCAGTTGTGCAGCGTCGAACCCGCCAACTTGACCGTCTTGAGGCCAGCGTTACCCTCCAAATCGCCTCCTTCTTTAAGAGGCAGCAGCGAGTCGTCATGGAGAAGGCATCTTCAAAGAAGATGAAGGAACGCTGGGATTCTGGTGAAAAGATTTCCGTAGATGACTTCTTTGATATTGAGGTATGGAACGAGCAACTTGAGATGGACGGCAAGACTTGGATATCTGCCGTCTTCCTTGACGGGGCAATTGACGTTTCAAGTGATGGCTTTGACAAACTCGATATGCAAGGCAAGCAGGTCCAGGAACTGATTCAAGACCGAATCAGTAATCTCCTCCTCGTCAATACGACCACTCGAATCAACATGGAAAAGATGTTGAATTCCTACGCTGGAAGACCGCATTCATCGTTTACGAACGAACTTGCCTCATGGATGGCCGAATCATTCACTAAGCGAATCAAGACAATTGTGCGAACAGAGGTCTCTGGTGCTTTTAATGCCGGACTTCTGTGGGCAGCCCGCCAACTTGGGTTTACGCAAAAAACATGGATTCACGCCACAAATGAAGATGGCAGAGCAGAACATCACCATGTTGCCGACACAACGGTTGGGATTGATGATGGCTTTCAGATTGAAGGCAAGTCCGTAATGTTCCCAGGAGACTTTGTCAATGACGGGGCATCAGTCATCAACTGCCGATGCACACTGTCGTTTGCTTAACCTATACGGCAAGTTAAGTTAGTCTTTCCGTTTACGCGTGTGTATAATCGCATGCAGGAGGCCAGATGGACCGCAAAAATGTTCCGGTTTCATCAGTTCGCGGACTGAGCGATGCTGATGGGATTGTCGAGGCAATAGTCTCGGTCACGAATATTGTTGACTCAGTCAACGACGTAATTGAGCCGGGTGCTTACAGGAACACTTTGCGCAAGAGGAATCCAAAAGGCGTTTGGTCGCACGACACCAATATTCCAGTCGCAAAAACACTCAAGGTCGAAGAACTCATGCCTGGAGACGAACGTCTTCCGGAAGATTTGCGCTCACAGGGCGCTGGCGCGCTCATGGTAAAAATGCAGTTCAATTTGAACACAAGCCGTGGGCGAGATGCCTTCCACGACGTGCAGTTTTTTGCTGAAGAGCAAGAATGGTCAATTGGATATTCGGTGCCAGAAGGCAAGTCAACAACTGATGAAAAGACTGGCGTTCGCTTTATCAAACAGTTGGAACTCTACGAGTACTCGCCCGTCATTTTCGGCGCTGCCCCAAACACGCGCACTCTGAGCGTCAAAGATGACCTGGTCGGCATTGAGGAAGATGATGATGACATCGATTGGGATGAGTCAAAAGCCGGAGATTACTCAGACCTAAATTTCAGAATCCCTGATGGTGCAAAGAAGCAAGCAGAAACCGGACTCCGCTGGTCACGCGAATATAATCGCGGCGGAACATCAGTTGGCAAGAACACCGCCAACTATCTGATTAACAACACGACTGCAGCACCGCGTAAAGTTCGCCATATCGCCAAGTATTTCCCTCGCCACGAAGTGGACCTTCGCACGCCGGCAAACAGCAGGCCAGGCGCAGATGGGTATCCAGGTGCTGGCCTCATTGCGTGGAAACTGTGGGGCGGAGACGCTGGTAGGACATGGGCAACAAAACTCGTTGAGGCGATGAATCGCCGAGATGAGGAGAAGTCACTGGACATCAAAGCCGAACCAGGAGATTTGCGTGTTGGCGATTTTGTAAGTTGGAATTCTTCTGGCGGAACTGCTCGCGGAAAAATTACTCGCATCCTGCGTCGTGGACGCATGAATGTTCCTGACAGCAGTTTTACCATCACTGCAACTCCAGAAGACCCCGCAGCAATGATTCGCGTTTACCGCAATACTGGCGATGGTTGGGAGCCAACTGACACGATGGTCGGTCATAGGTTTTCTACCTTGCGCAAGATTGAAGCGCTCAAGGATATTTATACCGATATGCCAGAAGGAAATCCTGGTTCATTCGGCACACCGCAACGACCAGGCGTTGTTGGTCGCCCGCGCCCACGTCGCCGTCGTCGAACAGACGAAGGTAAGCCATACCGCATTTCGCGAAACATGCAAGGATGCAGCGGGTACGCAGTAATCAAGGAAGGCGAAAGTACGCCAGTCCCTGGCGGCTGTCACGAGACCCTTGCTGACGCGCGTCGTCACATGGCTGCTCTCTACGCAGCAGAAACGCCAAAAGATGGTCTTTCCGACATTGAAGAAAAAGACTCTTATGGAAGATTCCACCCAAGCCTGACTGCAGATGAACAAGCACTCCATGATGCGCTAGTGCGCATTGCTGACGAATATGGCAAGTTTGACGAAGACGGTTCTGGAATCTGGGCAGGCTATGAATCGCCAGCCGAAAACGACGAAAAGTCAATCGGAGTTAAGTGCGCAAACTGCACCCTGTATATGGGTGAAGGAAAGTGCGCCATCATTAAGCAAGAAGTTCAGGAAAACGGCAAGTGTCGATTTGCCGTGATTCCAGATGGAGTTGTTCAGTGGAATGACATGAAGAGCGAAGAGTTGTCCTTTGAAATGAAGGACGAAGAGTGGGATGCCATTGAGGCAAAGGCAAATGGCGGTCCAATTCGCAGCCACTCAACAGCGGTTCGTGATGATGAGACGCTGAACCGTAATGCGATTCTCAGTACTCGCTCACCGGAAGACCCGGCGTACTATCGAAAGATTTTTGCCTATCACATTCCAGGAACAGACGGGACACGCAAGACCCACTACACATTTATTCACCATCACGTTTCACAAGACGGACGCCCTGGTGCTGCCGCAATGTCGGAGTTGAGAGTGCAAATGGCGATTCTTAACGGGGCACGCGGTGGAACGAAGTTGCGCGGCGCAGACCGAAAGGCGGTGTACAACCACATCGCTCGTCACTACCGTGACGGGGGAGAGACACCACCTTCATTGAAGTCTGACCAAGAAGTGGATAATCTAATGATTAAGCGTGGTTATATTTCTGAGCCACTGACGAAAGAAGATACTGATGTCTGAGAATAACGAAGTTGAGATTAAAGATGCTGGCCCAAACGGCCGCGTCATTCCATCGCACTCAACATCGGTTGACCGGACATCTGCTTGGGACAGGACAGTACAGTTCCGCAAGATGCGCTCACCTGCAACACCGTCTTACTACGACGACATTTTTGCGTTTCAACTCCCAAACACAAAGGGAACACGCAAGACTCACTACTCCTTCGTCCATCACTTTGTTGGCGAAGGTGGCCGAGCAGGAGCCGCCTCTGGCCGAGCACTTTCCAACTCCGTGGCAGTTCTCAATGGTGGACGACAGGGAACAGTTTTGCGAGGAGCGGCACGTCAGGGCGTTTACCGCCACATCGCCGCGCACTATGCTGATGCGGATATGCAAGCACCCGAACTCAAGTCAGATGAGGATGTTGATGCAATCATGATGTTTAAGGGCCTAATTGATGCCCCATTGGCTGAGTCGCTTGACTTGACCGTCAAGGGATTGCAAGATTTGGATAACATCATCGACGTCGAGAGCGATGTCGCCTGGATTGAGGGTAAAACCGAGATGAAAGGCATCGTTGTCGAGGCCGATGATGATTCCGCACTTGTTGAGCAAGTGGACGAAAAAGGCGAACGTACCGGCGAGTTCTTTGAACTTGACTATGCAGAAATGAAACTCCGCACATTTGTTGTCATGGAGAAGGTTGACGGCATGGCAGAAGCAGGAGCCATCGTTTCTTGGGAGACCACCCAAGGGACTTTCTATGGGGATGTGGTCTCGGTCGAGACAGACGGCAAGGTCCGTGGAGAGCCCCAAGGCCTAGAACTTGAGGGGACTGAAGAAAACCCCGCTTACCTCATCAGGGTATGGATGCAGGAGGCCGCGGAGGAAGAGGATGAGGCCGAGGATGACGAGGATATGCCCGAAGAAGAGGCTTCGCTGAAGTCAGCAGGGGAATGGCACCCAACCAACGTAACAGTCGTGGCGAGGGGGGATGCCCTCAAGGTAGAGGAAGCCTTGCCCACAGGAGACCCCGAAGAAGGCTATTCTGAAGGGGAGGATGAAGAGGAGAGTGCAATGAAAAAGATGGACACCGAGTTCATGGCGCTGGTTGAGCGGGCCATGAAACAGAACGCGGAGATTCTTGAGCGTTTGGCACAGTACGACAGCGGTGATGTGACCGAAGAAGTCGCTCCAGTTGCAGAAGAAGCAAAGTCCGACGAAGTTGCAACAGAAGTCGCAGCGGAAACAGCAGAGATTGTTGAGGAAAAAGCAGCGGAAGAAATTCCCGCAGTTGAGACAACCGAGACTGTTGAAGAAGTGAAGTCAGAAGAAGCAGCAGCAGAACAAACAGAGACCACTGAAGCCACAACAGAAGTTGTTGAGGAAAAGGCCGCCGACGACCAAAAGCAAACTGCGGCCATTTCGTTTGATGACCTGAAGGAATTCCATCTCCTTTTGAAGGAAATGTCGAAGTAATCTTCGTCCACTAAATCCCCAATCGGGGACCAATCATGTGCTAATCTTTGTTTGGGCGGAACCAAACAAGGAGACTCATGGATATCTACGAAGAATGCAAGCAGGAAGCAATCAAGTCCTCAACCAATAAAGTTGAGGTGCTTCTTGAGACGTTAAACAAAAAAGATGCAGAAAGCCTAAAGAAGGCTCTGCTGGACCCAGCAATTTCCACTCGCACAATTGCGCGAGTGCTTGAAAGCAACAAAATTGAATGTGGCGTATGGGCAATTAATAAGTGGCGCAGGCAAAAGGGTATTGCGCTTTCATCAACACACACACTCATTAAGGAGAACAAATAACAATGCCTTTGTCTGACGATTTTTCCAAGGTGACAGAACAAGCACACATAGAAGCAGTTGCAAAACTGCTGAAAGAGCACAACATTAAGCCAGAAGAAGTCGGCTCAATCAAGTCGATGAAGGTTGGCAAATGGCAAACAGTTACGAAAGACGAAGCGGGCGAAGCGCAAATACATGACCTCAAGGGCGCCAGCATTGTTCTTAGTCCAAAGTGGGATATGGGTCCGGAGTGGCCGGTAATAACACAAGGCCCTAAGTACAGCGTTCCGAAAGGAAAAGCAAAGTCTCGCAAGCCAAAGCAGTGGGAAACCGCTGTGATTCTTCCGGACATGCAGATGGGCTATTACAAAAAGTCACTTGAACTGAACGCAGAGTTGGAGCCAATTCACGACGAGTCTGCAATTTCGATAGCAATCAAACTTATCGAAGACATCAAGCCTGACCAAATCGTAATGCTCGGAGACAATCTTGACTTTGCTGAGTTTGGCAAATATCTGACTGCTCCAACATTCAAGCAGTTGACGCAAGCAACAATTGACCGAGCAACATTGCTATGTGCTCAATTGCGCAATGCGGCACCAAATGCAAAAATCACTTGGATTGCTGGGAATCACGAAGCGCGTCTTGCTAGATACATTCAGACAAATGCGGAAGCAGCATTTGGATTGACACGCGGAAAACTGATGGACGAACTGCGCGAAAACTGGCCAGTTCTGTCGGTCCCTAATCTCTGCAGAATGGATGACTTTGGTGTCGACTACTTGTCGGGATATCCAGAGTCGTTCTTGGCGTTGAATGAAAATCTCATCATTCGTCACGGTGACAGGGTTACATCAAATGGTTCAACTACAACAAAGTATTTGAACGATGCACATAAATCTGTCATCTACGGACACATTCACAGAGTTGAGGTTGCGTATCGCACACGAGTTTCTGAGGCTGGTCCGCGAACAGTCATGGCAGCAAGCCCAGGATGCTTGTGCAGAATTGACGGTGCTGTTCCGTCAACAAAGTCTGGCGCAGATGAATTTGGCCGACCACTTATGCAGGGTGCAGAAAACTGGCAGCAAGGCTTGGCAGTTGTTCAGTACCAGCCAAAGGGTGTTGGCGAAGAATGGTTCAACTATGAGCAGATGTGGATTTACAGCGGCCGCGGCATCTTTAGAGGCGTGGAGTATGTCGCTTAGTGATGACGAAAGAGACGAGTTCAATCGTCAGTTTGATTTGATGATTGAGAACGGACTCATTGAAGTCATCGGCATAAACGAGCGCGGAGAATGGCTGTATCAGGCAACTGAAAAAGGCAAAAATCTCTATCAGGCGGTCATGGATGCTGGACTATTGGACCAGTTTGATTGGTTTGCGGATGGAGGGGAAGAGTAAATGTCAGCCAGCACACCAAACAATTTTGAGGATGACGGAGACCTAAAGTTTTCGGTAATTACGATTTCGGTCTCTCAAGACGACCTGAATGAGCCAATCCACGTAGACCTTGGGTCAATCCCCCCATTTGTGGCTTCATCGGTGCTCGAAAAGGTGGTTTCAATACTCAAAATGGCTGTTCCAGCCCCGAAAGTCACCTTTAAGGGCATGGTTATAGCAGAGCCATTTATCCCTACGGTTATCGACTTTGACTCCTTCGTTGAAGACCTGTTCAACGAAGACGGAGACGACGAAGAAGAAAAGTAGTTGCCTGCTTGACAGGATGACAATGCTCTAGCATACTATGTCATAACGAGGTGCTTACCTTGTGTCCTATAAGTACAAACACTCTAAAAGGAGTACCTACTATGGCTTACGATAGCCGTCTTAAGGAACTTAAGGGTGCACTCAAGGATGTCCTCGCGCAGAACGACGCAATCGTCGACCATGTCGAGGCCAATCGCGAAGAGGGCGGCCCAGAAGTTCAAGTTGAAGCAAAGCATGTCGAGGCGTTCCGTTCGGGACTTGCCAAGGCTCGCGAAATCCGTTCAGAAATTGAAGCCCTTGAGGGCCTTCAGGAAGTCAAGGCTTGGGCTGCTGGTTCGCAGCCTGCAGTCGCGGCAGCCCCGAAGACTCTCTACGTCCCTGGTGACGAGCGCAAGTCGCTCGGCCAGCGCTTCGTTGATTCTGACGAGTTCAAGAGCATGGGCAATGGCCGCAATGGTTTCACCATGCATGCTCCGTACCAGGTGAAGGACATCTTCACTGCACTGCCGTCGGGAACCCCCGGTGACTTCGGCAACCCGCAGCGAGATGGCATCGTTGAGCGCGCCAAGCGCGTGATGCGAGTCCGTGACCTGTTCCCGGTACAGCAGACAAACACGAACATGATTGAGTTCTTCCGCGTCAGCGGTTTCACGAACAATGCGTCGACAGTCGCAGAGCGCTCGGGTTCGCCCGCAGTGTTTGCAACCAAGCCGCAGTCTTCGATGACCGTTGTTGGCGTGCAGGCTCCGGTTCGCACGATTGCCCACTACGAGGTTGCCCACCGCAACGTTCTTGATGACGAGCCCACACTCCGTGGCATCATCGACAACGAATTGCTCTACGGCCTCCGCCTCGTCGAGGACGACCAGATTTTGAACGGTGACGGAACAGGCTCGAACCTGACCGGTATCCGTGAGACATCGGGCATCCAGACTCATGCGTGGAGCGCAGGCGCCACTGGTGACACACGAATCGATGCGATTCGCCGTGGTATCACCAAGGCCTTGCTCGCCTACTACGAGCCAACGGGCATCATCGTTCACCCGAACGACATGGAAGACCTCGAACTGACCAAGGATGGCGAGAGCCGTCACCTGATGGTCATGTCGGTGTCGATGGGTGCTGAAGCCCGCCTGTGGCGTCTGCCAATGGTTGCCACTCCGGCCATCACCGAGGGCTACGCTCTCGTCGGTGCGTTCGGTATCGGCGCCACGCTGTACGACCGCATGGAAGGCAACATCCGCGTTGCTGAGCAGCACAGCGACTTCTTCATCCGGAACGCCGTGGCGATTCTGGCCGAAGAGCGCCTTGCCCTCGCGGTGAAGCGCCCAGAGTCGTTTGTCGAAGTTGAATTCGACGGCGCACCTGAGTGATTAGCCTAACGGCTTAGTCGTTGCCCCCGCCCGAGTCCAGCAATGGACAAAGGCGGGGGCTTCGGCTTTTATGGACATATGGCATTAGATAAAGATTTCAATTTTAGATTTGTTGGATATCACGACACGTCTTCAATAGCAAACACAGTCAATTCACTCTCTCCATCATCGTGGGAAGCATTTACCTATAGGCAGGACAACATCATTGGCCATCGTGACACATTGACGATTCCAATCTTGTTCAATGAACTTCCACAAGCAAGAAAAATAGCCCCGCGGTTCTATGACTCATTTGCAAATCATCTAAAAGAAATAGAAAATTATTTATCTAGCATTGGACAGCACAGCAATATTCGCAGAGCAAATCTTGTGCTTCTAAAAGCGGGCAAATCAATCGGCAGACATAAGGATGCAACAGAATTATTGCAAGTAACAAGACGATTTCACCTCCCGGTAACGACAGACCAAAAGTGCACGTTCGAAGTAGATGGCGAAGAGATGCATATCCCCATGGGCGAGATTTGGGAAATAAACAACACTGGGAAACTTCACAGCGTGCAAAATGGCTCAAAAATAGACCGTGTGCATTTGATTATTGATGCCTGCTAGAGTGTTGGCATGACACACGTAATTTCCCCACGCGATATCTTCGAGACACGCAACGGCGTTGCCGTCCGAGTCCACAGTAAAGGCGACAGGCTTACGATTGATGAGGCCAAGAAGTACAAAGTGCTTCCAATCGCTGTTTCTTCTTTCGCAAATATCGAAACAAAGTAACGCCGTGCAAGAGCCGGACGACGAAGAGTCGCTGGACCTGGACTTCTCTGGGGCGTGGTCGCACCCACACGCCTATGCCCTCATCAAGGCGGCAATCTTCAAGATTTTCATGGAGAGGGATGACTTCAACCCGGAGAACCCTTACGAAAGCCTGATTGGTCGCGTTGCCACTACTGGGATGATTCGTAGCGCCTACGACCTAGATAAGCGCATTGAAGTTCGGTACGGCTGGGAACTGCTTGACGATAACAACATCATCATGCACTCATGTTTTGGGTATGTCGACAAGGTGGATGTGCGCATTAACGCAGAGGATATGGGCTTCATGCTGGACCTCGGAGATGGCGATTACGGGGTATTCGCATACAAGAACATATTCTGGGTATGCGAAGCAGAAGAGTAGCCAAATAAAATAATTTTGACGTCTGGTGTATTATCGGCTTTATGGCCATTCTCACCTATGACGACCTCGAAATATTCATGGGGAAGACATTCACGGCAGCCCAACAAGACGCCGCCATGTCGATTCTTGCATCTCTTGAGGCTGAACTTGAATACTTTTTGAACCGCCCTCTCGGCGCCAGGCTCTATTCAGAAGAAGAGCACAAGTTGGTCCCCGGACAGCGCCAGATATTCCTGCGCCATGCTCCAGTCCAGAGTGTCACATCTTTTTATGTTGGAATGCCAGGAGAAGAAGAAGAGCAAAATATTGCCGACTTTGACATTTTCCCTTGGGGTATTGACAACATCCGAATTGCTGGAACAGGCAATCAAGCACTTGTCACCTACACCGCAGGAATGACCTCTAGCGACACTGTCGCACTTGAGCGCGTGCTCTACACAGCAGCAACACGCGAAATGAGTAAGTTCCTCATCGACGCTCAGGGTCTTGCAAGGCTCAATGTTGAGGGAACTGATTACATTTTTCCCGACGGTGGGGAAGGCGGATTTACCGAGCGTGAACTTAACTCCGTAAAGAGATTTAAGCGAAGGGTGATTGTGTGATATGCGAGGTGCCTACACGCCGATAGTAATCCGAAACATGATTGCTGGTTATGCAAATGAATCAGAAGGAATCTGGAGCAATACAGGTTCCGATACAACAGTTTACGGTTCAATCCATCAAAAAGCATCCGAGGAAGTGATGGAGAACACTGTTGGTCAAATAAGTGAAGAGCGCAACATTGTTTGCCGACTTCCACTTAGCGCAAGCGTGACCTATGGTGACCAAGTTGTTATTAATAATTTTCATCAAGTTGTGAATGGCGTTTACGAAATAGATTCTTTGCTGTTTACGAAAACACACATTCGCGCAGAATGCAGAAGGACAATGCGATAATGGCTTCCAAATTGACACCAACGCAAAAACTTTACAAAATCCTGGATTCATTAGAGCCACAAGTCAAGAGCATTATTTTGGCCGGCGTATATCAGATGCGTAAAGCAGCAGAAGATTTGTCTGTAATTGGCTTTAACGAGACAACCCGCTTTATTCTCCAAAAAGGTAGTTACAGACCGTATTTTAAGAACGGAAAGAAAAGAATGTCTTCTGCTCCAGGTGAACCACCGGCAGCAATGCGCGGTGAAACGCTTGAGCCAAGTATCTACAACAAGGTGGTTAGTGGGCCAAATCAAAATCCGGCAATTGCAGAGTTTGGCAGCAATGCATCATTTGCAAAAGATTTGGAATTCGGCACAACAACGACACAGCCACGACCATTCATTAGGCCAGCAAAAGATAAAGTAGCGGCTGTTGCCGCGTCAAATGTTGCCCGCCACCTAAAGATTGCTTATTCCCGCAAGACCCGCTCCCTTAAGGGTTCGGTGTTCACCCTTGATTTGGAGATGTGATGGCTTCCATCGGCGGCGCTATCCGGACCGTGCTGGTCAATGATTCGATAACAAGCGTTGGTTCGCGTATTTATAGAGATATCGCTCCACCGGAAACTGCATATCCATATATCACAATCTTTGACGAACTTGGGAATACCCCGGCACTGATTGGAGACCAGGTTGTACTGGCAAGGACACGGCTCGTTCAGGTCAGCCTGTGGCAGTTGCGCCAATCAGAAAACACAGCAATTATTGACGAGGTTGTTGCTGCGCTAGACAATGCAAATTTGAGCGCAAACAAGTTTGTTTACAGGGTTCGTGTCGCAGACATACAAAGAGCCTTCGACTCCGAGGATGATACTATTTTACACGCAGTAACCCTCAACGTCATACAAAAGGCGCAGTAATGGCATTTACACCAATCACCGTTACGGGAACGTATGTTGAGACAGGAACTGGCAACCCGCAGTCCGGTCGCGTCACGTTCCTCCTTACTGCACCAATGCGTCAACCTCAATTCAATCTCACAGTTGCTCCATCTTTGGTTACCGCGACACTCAGTGCATCTGGCTCTTTTTCGGTTGTCTTGTACGCGACCAACGACACCGCAACAGAACCCCTTGGCGTTACCTATGAAGTGACAGAGCGAATTTCTGGATGCGCACTAAATAAATACTTTATCGAGATTGACAAGGACGCGATTCTTGGTGCTGTTGACTTGGCGGACCTTGCCCCAAATATTGCTCCAGTCGTGCAGGAGAACTATGCGACTGTTGAGTATGTCAATGACGCTTTTTCGGATGCTGGTTCAGCAGAGAACATCATTTTTGTTCCGACATCAGAAATCACCTCTGTCAATGTTCAGGACGCAATAGAGGAATTAAGAACCCGTTCTAGGTATGTACACGACCAACCAACTGCATCGAATACATGGAATATCACGCACAATATGAAGTTTTACCCAAATGTCAGCATTGTTGATAGCGCCCTCAGCAAAGTTGTGGGGGAGGTCACGTATGTGTCGGAAAATGCCCTAACGGTGACCTTCTCACACTCTTTCGCTGGAAAGGCGTATCTTTCATAGGAGAACTCTGGAGGTAGACCCACATGAAATTCGTAACAAACTTAAATCTTAATCAGAACGAACTCCAGAACGGAAAGTTCCAGGTCGTTGCTTCTGACCCGAGCACTGGGAACTTTGAGGGTCGCCTCATTTACAACTCGACCGAGAAGACGGTCAAATATTTTGATGGTACAAGTTGGAAGAAAGCGATTATCGCTGTTCAAACAGCCGGCAGCGCTTCTGCAGCACTCACAATCAACGAGTCCAATGGAACAATTTCTATTGAGCCGAATCTTGCCACAACATCTAACCCTGGCGTCATGTCCACATCGGACAAGTCATTGCTTGATAATGCAAGTTCATCTGATGGCGTAAATACTCTTGTCAAGCGCAATGGTGATGGTAGGTTCCAAGTTGCCGAACCAGTCAACGCACTGGATGCTGCCAACAAGGCGTATGTTGATGCAGCACGCAGTGGTCTTGACGTTAAGGAATCAGTACATGTTGCAACGACTGGCCCGGTCAATCTTGCGAGCGACCTCAATACCGGCGACACAATTGATAGCCACGTACTTGAAACTGGCGACCGAGTTCTCGTCAAGGACCAGGTAACTGCTTCTGAAAACGGCATTTATGTTGTGTCCGCATCTGGAACCGCTCAGCGCGCAACCGATGCTGATACAAGTGCTGAAGTTACCTCTGGCATGTTCACGTTCGTCACGAACGGAACTACATACGGTGACACTGGTTGGGTTCTTACTACAAACAACCCGATTACTCTTGGCACAACCCCGCTCACATTTGCTCAGTTCTCGGGAACTGGTCAGATTACCGCTGGTGAAGCCCTTGAGAAAGTCGGCTCAACACTCAACGTTCTTGTCGACGGTGTTGGCATCCATATCGTCAACGATGAACTCAGCATTGCTGATGGCGCTGCTGGCGCAGGTCTTTCCGCTTCCGCTGGTGTTCTCAGCGTAGCCCTGCATGGCACTGGCGGCCTTGAGATTGATGGGGATGAAGTCCAAATCAAACTTGATGGTGCGGTAAATGGTCTTACTACAACAGGTGATGGACTTGCCCTTAACTCGAACATCGCAGGAACTGGCATTACATTCACGGCCGGAACACTGTCTGTCGATGCAGTTAGCCTTTCTTCCGCATCTGGTGGTGGCGTAACTGGTGTCCTACCGATTGCAAATGGCGGTACTAACGCCAGCGACGAGGCAACAGCCCGCCAGAACCTTGCTTACACAAGCCCGACTGGCGCAAATACCAGCACGCCGGTCTTGGCCCGAGTTGCTAACAAGGTTGTCGGCGACGGTGCAAATACATCGTTTGCCGTAACTCACAACTTCGGCACACGTGCAGTTGTTGTGCAGGTTTATGATTCCTCCAGTTATGACACCGTCATTGCAGACGTAGTGCGGACGACCACGGACACCGTTACGGTTTCCTTCTCGGTCGCCCCTTCTTCGAACGCATATACAGTCGTCGTCACTGGTTAGTAATACCCATAGTGCCTTGCGGGGCACACACAACCAGAAGGCAGTCGAGGCTGTATTCATATGACACGATTTGTTGGAACGCCCCTACGCGGCATTGAGTTTTCTAGTCCAAGCGACGAATCATTCTCTACGCGCGTAAATCTTGATGCACATGCAAGAATTCGCATTGATGCTGGCGGTCGCCTTACGTGGTCTTCTGGTTCAGCGGCTGGAGATACCAACCTCTACCGCACAAGTGCAAACACCCTCTATACGGATGACGTATTTCAGGCCGCCCTTGGGCTCGTGACACTGACGACAAATGGGACGCCTACTTCGGAACTTCCTAACGGAGCCATCGCAGTAGATACAACAAATAACAAGTTCTTTTTCCGCTCTAACTCAACATGGACTGAAGTAAGCGGCGGAGCAGGTTTGTTATCTGGAGACGTAGATGGTGGTATTATTTCTCCAGAAATATATGAAGCGGAAGTTACAAATTATGTAATCGTTGGCTTTGACGGAGGTGCGGTGTAATGGCTGGAGCAAGGATTCAGGTCAAGCGCGGTACAGCCTCATCTTGGACAAGCAATAACCCTGTTCTTTACGCGGGTGAAATCGGTTTTGAAACCGACACGAAAAAAGTCAAAATTGGCGACGGCACTACAGCATGGAATTCGCTTTCGTATACGGTTATCCCGATTTCCCTTAGTTCACTGAATGACCTTAGTGATGTAACCATCACCAGCGTCAGCGGTGGGGATTTTTTGCGTTACGACAGTTCCGCTTCCGTCTGGATTAACGACGCCGTAAACCTTTCAACCGACACCGTCGGCAACTACATGGTCGATGTGGCTGGCGGCACTGGTGTCACCGTCACTCACACCCCAGGCGAAGGTTCAACTGCCTCTATTGCAATCGGGCAAGATGTGGGCACTTCCGCATCAGTTTCGTTTGGTCAACTTACGGTAAATGGTCAAACAAATATTGCCGGTCATGTAATTCCAAGCACAACAGAAGCATACGACCTTGGCTCTGCTTCGGCGCGATTCAGGGATATCTATTTGTCTGGCACAAGCATCAATCTTGGTGGGGCAGAAATCACGAGTGATGGAACATCAATCACTTTCTCTGGTGGCTTGACGGTTGACTCGCTATCAGATATCGATTCCGTTCAGTTTGATACAACAGCGAGTGTGGCACCTGCTGCTGGAATGCTTACATGGGATTCTGTTGAGGGAACACTCAATCTTGGCTTGACAGCAGATAAACACATACATCTTGGAGAGGAATCGGTATTCCGTGTTCGCAACACAACTGGTTCGCAAATTCAAAAAGGCACTGCGCTTTACGCTTCCGGGGTAGAGGAAGACGGAAAAGTTGAAGTATTTCCATATACTGCAGATGGAACTATCCGTGAAGAAAGTTTTATTGGACTTGCAACTGAATCAATAACCAATGGCGGCAGTGGATTTGTTCAAACTTTTGGTTTTGTAAGAGGACTTGACACAAGAGGAAATTCTTCAACAGCAATCAGCGTTGGCGATGAAACATGGGCTGTTGGAGACCTTCTCTATGTTCACCCAACAGTCGCTGGCAAACTGACAAACGTTGCTCCGCGTCATTCGGTTCTTGTTGCAACTCTAGTTGTCAGGAATGCATCAACTGGCGTTTTGCTTGTAAGGCCATCTGTAGGTGAGCACATTCAAGATTTGCATGATGTTCTTTTGACATCTCCAACAGACGGTCAATTCCTGCGCTATAACAGCGCCTCAACCGTATGGGTAAACGACACAATCAACCTCGGGACTGACACCGTAGGAAACTATGTTTCAGATGTTGTCGCTGGCACTGGTGTAACCGTTACACACACGCCGGCAGAGGGCTCAAGCCCAACAATCGCAATCGGTCAGTCTGTAGCAACTAGCGCATCGGTTACTTTCGCAAAACTTGACACAACTGGCGACATCACTGTTGGCGGAAACCTGACAGTAAACGGAACCACAACCACCCTAAACACAGAGACACTGGCGATTGAGGACAACATTGTTGTTCTGAATAGCAATGTCACTGGCTCACCAACAGAAAATGCTGGAATTGAAGTTGAGCGCGGAACTTCAGCAAATGTTCTAATTCGCTGGAACGAAACAAACGACCAATGGGAGTTCACGAACGACGGCACCACATACGGTGACATCGCTGCACTTGGGGCTATTGAACTCGGAACAGACACGACTGGCAACTATGTCAATGATTTGACCGCTGGAACGGGCGTTACTGTAACGCACACTCCTGGCGAAGGTTCTTCTCCAACGGTAGCAATCGGACAGGATGTCGGAACATCGTCATCTGTGACATTCGCGCACGTCTCTGCGCCAGTAACGGGGAACGTAACGGGTAATGTCACCGGAAATCTGACTGGAAATGCTGACACAGCAACCTCGCTGCAGACTTCGCGCGCAATTTCTCTCTCGGGCGATTTGTCTGGCTCTGCATCCTTCAACGGAACTGCTGATGTCACGATTACCGCAACGGTTCAGCCAAACTCTGTAGCCCTCGGTACCGATACAACCGGCAATTACGTCAACGACATTGTTGCTGGCTCTGCTATCACGGTTACCCATACACCCGGTGAGGGCTCTAGCGCATCGGTTGCCCTGAATGCATCATTGAACGACCTCAACGATGTGGTTGTTGGGACACCAGAAGAATTCCAGGCCCTTGCCTACGACGGTTCTGGCTGGGTTCCGACATACACACCGGTTGTCTCGTATGTCCGCAATGCGGAAGCAACGACACTTGCATCAGGCACAGTTGTATACCTCTTTGGTGGAAACGGCGACCATGCTTCGGTCAAGCGCGCCGATAATGCGCTGGAGACAACGTCTTCCAAGACTGTCGGCGTTATGGGTACGGCAGTTGCGTCGAACCAAAACGGTCCAGTCATCACACGCGGATATGTCGATGGAATTAACCTTTCTGCCTACAGCGTCGGCGACATCCTGTGGCTTGGAACAAATGGTGGTGTCACCACCACTAAGCCTTCTGCTCCGCTGAACACAGTGTTCATCGGCGTTGTCGTTCGTGCAACAAACAACGGAATCATCTATGTTGCAGTTCAGAACGGATATGAACTGAATGAACTGCATGATGTCAAGACCAACGGCAAGGTTGACAAAGATGTCTTGATGTGGAACAGCGCATCATCTGTCTGGATTAACGACCAAATTAACCTCGGCACCGACACCGTCGGCAACTACATGGTTGATGTGACCGCTGGAACAGGAATCACAATCAGCCACACTCCAAGCGAAGGCTCAACGGCGACAATATCCATTCCTCAAAGTGTTGCAACATCAGCATCGCCAACATTCGCTGTCCTTACACTCACTGGTCAGCCGACTGAAACAACCCACGCAGTTACAAAGTCGTACGCCGACTCAATAGCAGCGGGAATCAACTGGCACGATTCCGTGGAACTCGCGACAGCGGCGGTTCTGCCGAACTCACCAACTTACGACAATGGAACAAGTGGTGTTGGTGCGACCCTTACCGCTAGCGCAAGTGCGCGACTCATTATTGACGGAGTAAATGCGACAACCGGCGACAGAGTCTTGGTGCAGAATCAGGCAAATAGTGTTCATAACGGAATTTATGATGTAACAAATCAGGGCTCGGTTTCTGCAGCATGGATTCTTACTCGCTCATCTGACCATGATGGAAACCTTGATGAAGTTGTACGCGGAGATGCTGTTTATGTTGCAAACGGCGCAACGCATATCAACCAAGGTTTTATTATCAATTCAGAGGGAACAGGAACAGGTGGTGCTCACATCATCGGTACTGACGCAATAACCTTTACGCAGTTTACTGGTGCTGCAAACATTGTTGCCGGTACAGGAATTACGAAGACGGGAAACACACTGTCTATCGGTCAAGATGTGGCGACAAGCGCATCGGTTACATTCAATACTGTAAGCGCAAATCTTGTTGGTAATGCATCAACAGCCACAACGTTGCAAAACGCAAGGACGATAAGCCTTTCTGGCGATGTAACTGGTTCGGTTTCTTTTGATGGCTCTACAAATGCTTCAATCACTGCGACTATTGCAGCGAACTCAGTTGCGCTCGGAACAGATACGACCGGAAACTACATGTCTGACCTCACTGCTGGTACGGGTGTTGCAATTACACATACTCCGGCAGAAGGCTCAAACGCAACAATTGCAATTGGCCAAGATGTTGGGACTTCATCGTCTGTCACATTTGCACATGTTTCTGCGCCGGTAACAGGCAACATAACAGGCGATGTGACAGGAAATTCTGGAACGGCGACCGCTCTTCAGAATGCTCGAACAATCTCTCTTGGTGGAGACCTCAGCGGTTCGGTGTCGTTTAACGGAACATCGGATGTAACAATCACTGCGGCAGTTGAGCCGAACAGCGTTGCTCTTGGCACCGACACAACAGGAAACTATGTTTCTGATGTAACCGCAGGCACTGGTGTCACCGTCACACATACTCCTGGCGAAGGCTCAAGCCCGACGATTGCCATTGGTCAGGCTGTTGGCACTTCATCATCGGTGACATTTGCGGCAGTCACGGCTCCACTTATCGGCAATGCGTCT